TATATTGGTACTGGAGGGCAACGGTAATGCCCAATCAGTTTGCATCAGGTAAATGGGCTATTGCACAGTGCGATAGATGTAACTTTAGGTATAAACTAAAGCAGTTAAAATCTCTTGTCATTAAGACTAAAAACGTTAATATTTTAGTCTGCCCTGAGTGCTGGGAACCCGATCAGCCACAGCTTCAACTTGGTATGTATCCCGTGTATGATCCACAGGCTATTCGTAATCCTCGTGTGGACTCTAATTCGTATTATCAATCAGGGAATACAGGGCTTCAAATTGAACCTGTTAATAACGACCCCAGTGCGGACGAGCTTGGATACCCTGCCGGAGGCAGTCGTGTTATTCAGTGGGGGTGGGCACCCGTGGGCGGGGCACGGTGGTTTGATAGTGGTATGACGCCAAACTACTTGGCAATGCAGGTACAGGTTGGTAATGTAACGGTATCTACGAATTAGGAGTTTATGATGGATAAAGCGGATCTTAAACAAGACAAAAAAATGATTGCTGGTGCAGTGCACAAGCATGAATCTCGTATGCACCCCGGAAAAGCTAAAACTAAGCTTAAAAAGGGTGGCCCTACAGGGGAAATGATGCGTAAAATGGGGCGCAACATGGCGCGTGTGCGTAATCAAGGGAGCAAATAATGGCTACGTACAGCATGAAAAAAGGCGGTAAAGAAGTTGGCCCTGCGTCAACTTACGCCGAGCCGCATACGATGCAGGGTAAAAAGATGGGGATTTCTAATAATCCCGGTTCTGGTCCTGATCATAGTAAAATAGATACGCTGCGTATGAGTGTTGGGGCTTACACCAACAAAGAGAATAATGCCGTTAAAACAGACGGTATTAAGATGCGTGGAGCTGGGGCTGCAACCAAGGGCGTTATGTGCCGGGGGCCGATGGCATGAACTATACGGAGTTAAAGAATACGATCAAGTCATACATGGAGAATGATTTTCCAACCTCCACGTTGACTTCTAATGAACAGCTTGACACATTTATTCGACAAGCTGAGCAACGTATTTATAACACCGTGCAATTTCCTTCGCTACGTAAAAACGTGACAGGTACTACGTCAACAACTTCGCAGTATCTTAGTGCACCTAATGATTTTCTTGCCCCGTACTCAATGGCAATTATTAATGCTACTGGACAATATTTTTATTTATTGAATAAAGATGTTAACTTTATTCGTGAGGCGTACCCTAATCCAGCGTCTAAAGGACAGCCCCGCCATTATGCTTTGTTTGGTTCTCAGACCAACGCTCCTGACGAACTTGCGCTTATTCTTGGCCCTGCGCCAGATTTAGCTTATGGTGTTGAGCTACATTATTTTTATTATCCTGAGTCAATCGTGGATACCAACGATGGGCAAACTTGGTTGGGGGATAACTTTGATTCTGTATTGTTATATGGCGCAATGGTTGAAGCTTATACCTTCATGAAAGGTGAGCAAGATCTTGTAATTTTGTATAGCACTAGATATAAAGATGCGTTAACGTTGGCTAAACGTCTTGGTGATGGTATGGAGCGTCAAGATGCCTACCGTTCAGGTCAATTTAGGATGCCGGTGACATAACATGTCAATTTCTCAAACCGCAACAACAAGCTTCAAAATTGAACTTCTTCAAGGAGTTCATAATTTTGGGCCGACTTCGCCTAATACTTTTAAGATTGCGTTGTTTACTGCTGCTGCTTCAATTGGCCCAACGACCACTCAATACGCTTCGGGTATGACGGGAGAGGTATCAGGTACAGGATACTCGGCTGGAGGTAATACGCTGACTATTTCCCTTTCCCCAACTTCAGGTAATAATTCTAGTAACGTACCCACTGCCTACATATCATTTAATAATACTACATGGTCTAATGCAACGTTTACTGCGCGTGGGGCTTTGATTTATAATTTAACGCAAGGCAACAAGTCTGTTGCCGTTTTAGACTTTGGTTCTGATAAAACTGTATCCAACGATATATTTACGATTACGTTCCCCAGCCCCGATGCGAACAGCGCCATCGTGAGGATTTCTTAATAGGAGTTTGTGATGTCAACTGAAACTGGCGTTGTCAAAGATGTAGTATCTGCCTCGGTGGTAAAGCGTCCTTCTGAATCTGAGGGCATGAAAGCTGGTGGTGTCTTTACCGTGGTGTGCCATGACGCACAAGGTAACTTTAAATGGGAAGATACTTTCCATAACTTGGTTACTAACCAAGGTGCAGCCTATATGAATCAGACATTTTTTACTGGTTCGGGATATACAGCATCTGGTAACCTGTTTGTTGGTCTTATCACTGGTCCCGGTTCTGGTAACACATACGCTGCCGGTGATGTCATTAATTCACATGCTGGTTGGACAGAAAATACCGCATACTCTGGTAGTAGAAAAGCTCTTGTTATGGGTACAGCTACAACTGCTGACCCTTCAGTGATTAATAATTCGTCATCTACTGCTGTGTTTACTATGACTTCAAATGCTCAAGTTATTGCTGGGGCGTTTGTTACGACGGTTAATACAGGCGGCACTTCTCCTTCTAATAAGTTGTTCTCTGAGGGTAACTTCACAGGTGGGGATAAAATAGTTGATAGTGGCGATACGTTGACCGTCACTTATGAATTTTCGTTGAACCCAGCCTAAGGGTGAACAGGTGTTTGGCTACGTAACATTTGCTCAGGCACCTTATGCCGCCCTTGGCGGTAATACCTTTCTTGTTTCGCTATCTGAATCTGCTGATGTTGCAAATACCCAAGAGGCTTTAGTTAATTTTGGCGGATTACTTAACGAGACAGTTGCGGGTACAGTCTCACAAACTGTTGTTGGAAGTATGATTGCTACCCGAGCAGAAACAGCGGTGCCCTCTGAAACGATTACAGTTGTTGGGGCTATGACTGCTACGCAGTCTGAACTTCTATTTGCAAGTCTAACTTCCACAGCGCAACTTGCTGCGCTTGCTTCATTATTTGAAGCTGCCTCAGCCTCCAATACTTTTTCGGTTTTAGGTTCTTATTTTGCTAATCTGTCAGATCTTGTTGTTGTACAGGATACTTACCAAACAAGCGCAGGGTTTTTTGGGGCGATTGCTGAATCTTCTGACGTTTCAGAGACTTCTACAGTCGTTGCTGCGGTTTTTGCTACAAATACAGAACAAGTTGCAGGGAGTAGTTCTGTTGCAGCACAATTGTCCGCTCTAGCTTCTTTTTCAGATACTGTAATTGCTAGTGAATCTTTAACAGCACAAGCAGCTTTTTTCGCAGCAATAAGTGAAGTTGCTGCTGCACTGTCTTCATTTTCTGCATCTATTAGTGTAATTGCGGCTGTTTCGGAGTCCGCAGGGGGTACAGCTACTGTTGTAGTTCAATACAATGCAAATACTAATATTTCTGAAAGTGCCGCGATAACCGGAATACAAAATGCGGTAGCGCATGTTTTTGCTAATGTAACTGGGGTCCAGTTGTATGTATATGTAGGAGATGTTTTAGTTTGGGAACCGATTAATCCCGATTACAATCCCGGATGGACATCCATTAATACTGGCTCTGGATCTACTTGGACAGCAGTTAACACAGGTACTGGATCTACTTGGAACGATATTCCAACGTAAGGGATTGATATGGCGCTTGTAGTAAAAGATCGTGTCAAAGAAACTACCACGACTACAGGTACGGGGACCATCACGCTTGCTGGCGCTTCCCAAGGGTTCCAATCTTTTTTGGTAATTGGTAATGGCAACACGACTTATTACGCAATTGTTGATCCTGCTACTGGCGATTGGGAAGTTGGTGTTGGTACTTACACAGCTTCTGGTACGACGCTTTCTCGCACGACTGTTTTTGAGTCAAGCAATGCCGGTTCGCTTGTTTCGTTTGGTGCGGGGACGAAAGATGTCTTCGTAACTTATCCTGCTGAACGGGCGGTTTATCTTGATGCGGCTGGGTCTGCGGTTACGGCCCTAGATGTTGGCACTCTGGGCGCTACAACGATTAACGTTACTACGGCGAACATTACGTCGGGTACGGTGTCAACGACACCTACAAGCAGCACTGATATAGCAAATAAAACTTACGTTGATACTATTGCAGTACAGGGCATTACCTATCACACGCCGGTCAAGTACGAAGTTCCAGACACTACGGGAAATCTCAACGCAACCTATAACAATGGCGCTTCAGGCGTAGGCGCTACGCTGACCAATGCAGGCGCTCTAGCGGCTTTTACGCCAGACGGTGTTGTG